GGCAACATCAGGGGAGCTCCTACTCAAGCAAAGTAGGTGGACAAGTAAAGGTGGAAAGTGTTAGCAGGCCACCCGACAAAGCGGGAAAGAGAGAGTAAGTCCTGCCGATATAAGCACGAAGAGCGCAGAAGAGAGGGAGTGGCCTCCCTTGCGTCAGGTGAATGACGCAGGCAGTCCGTTCGATTCGGGCTCCTCTCTCAAGATGAAAAACTACATACCAAACAACAGACAAAAGTCCACGGAGAGAATGCTTCAGGAGAAGTATGTTACCCGTGGTAAGGCGTTTACCAAGAGTGGAAGGGGTGTGCGAAAGCCTACACCTACACTATTCGAACTAAACTTCAAACAATTCATAAAAATATCAGGATGAAAACAGTCTATCTAACGAAAAACGCAATCGGTCAGGAGTGCATCGTACAATTCCAATACGGGAGCACAAACGGGAAGACGGGTGATGCCGTCCAAGTATGGATTCTCCCATTAGAATGGATAAAGAACGGCAAAAGTGCAATGGAGCAGGACGAAGCCTCTTGTATGGACTGCCCTCATAGTAAGAGGGCAAACAAGACCTGCTACGTCCGAAAGGGCAACAGCGAGATGGGGCTGAAATCCAAGGTTAACAGCCTACACAAAGCCTACCTGAGCGGTGAACTTCAGGTGCTGCCAATGTCAGAAGCTACAAGGGAGGTAGGTGATTGTGAAGGTAAGTTTATCAGATTCGGGGCATACGGTGAGCCCGTACTGCTCGGAGAGGATATAGTGCTACAGCTAACCGCTGTGGCTAAAAATTGGACGGGCTATACCCATCAATGGCATATGCCCCAATACCAATGGGCGAATAGGTTTTTTATGGCCTCAGTAGAGACTGAGGGACTGCAGTCTAAAGCAAACGGAAAAGGGTTTAGGACGTTCCGAGTGCGGAGGAGTGCTGATGTAGTAGGTGGAGGTGAGGTGATGTGTCCTGCATCAAAGGAGATGGGGAATAGAACTACCTGCAACAAGTGCGGTCTCTGCAAGGGGACATCTTCAAAGGCAAAAAGTATAACAATCATAAAACACTAAGACAATGAACAAAGCACTCATCATCATCTTCTCAGCCTTCATCATCTTCCAACTTACAAGGGTGGAGGAGGACAAGTTACCCGAATCTTTCGAGCCACATGAGCAGGCTCTACATATTTGCTACGACAGCACACACGCTACCTGCGACGGATGGTGCGAGTGCGATGGAGTTGGATGCGAACAATAAACTAACCAATAAAAAAAACAGCACTATGAAAATCAAAATGGAAATTGAGTTCTCAGAGAAGAACATCGAAGGAGTAATCGAAAATGCCATAGAGCAGGGTAGCGGATATTGGTGCTACATATGCCCTGAAAGCGTGACCATAATCAGAGATATGGTCAGCAAAGAGGAAGACCCATACATAAGCACAGCGACTTGGAAGGCTGTCCAAAGGGGCGCAATTATCCCTATCAAGGATGCGTGGCAGAACACCGTGCTTGGATTCCTCAGTATGGATTCGATTGAGAAGGGTCTGCACAAATGTGCAATTGAGATGCCCGAGTGCATCAGGAATGTGATTGACGATTGTGATGATGCAAACGACGCTGATGTCATCTTCCAATTCATGGTCATGGGCGAATACATATACGGATAAACACTATAAAAAACAGCACTATGAAAACACTAATCATTCTACTACTGCTGTCAGGCAGTACATTCGCTCAGTCCGTAAAGAGGGACGAGCAGGGGAACTTCATCTCGGTAGCCAAGACCAAGGAGCCCCCGCAGAAGACAACCTTTTGGTACAAAGACAGCAAGGGCAACAAGCACGACGTGTACGTCACCTCCACGGGCAGGCACTTTATCATGAAGGTGTCGGCCAAGACGGGCAAGGAGTATAGATATTATTTAGAACCTAAAGAAAACAAGCTATGAAACACTATGTAACAATGATCGACCGCTTTATGAGTGGTTGGGGTATGGCAGAAGGTAAGATTAATTTACTCATCATTGAGTGCGAGACAGAGAAGGATGCCAAGACCATATATCGAAACGCAAAGAAGCGAAGCGAGATGGAGTCGGTGTCGATGAGGTCAGAATTGCACTACTTCAGCGACGATACGTGGAAGGATAAGTACTACATCAGCCGAAAACATTTCGATGACCTTGGTGATGTGTGGACTACCTTCAAACGATGATAAAGATATACGAACAATCAATCTTAAATCACTATGAACATCAAACTTAAAGAAGACTACGCTGCCATACTCTCAGAGGAGAGCGGTGAAACGGTAGCGGTGCTGCTGCCAAGGAGAGACTCAATGTTCCTGATACAAGAGCTAGTGGGGGAGCACTTCGATGTGGCGCACTGCGAACTTACAAACCCAAGCGACTTCGATCAGGAGCTTGAGGATTGGAAGACCTACACGTTCAAGCTGAACGATGAAGACTACGTGAAACTTATAATGACATATGCACCAATCTACTAAAGACATGATAACAACAGACAAACTCATCGCCTACGAGATAGGCGAATTGAATGGAGCGGAGACCATCGAACTCTTCGCAGACCTGATCAGGAGCGGACTTGCGTGGACGCTTCAGGGACACTACGGACGCACGGCAGCTAGGCTCATGGAGCTTGGCTTCATTGATGCTAACGGAGACATTGACACCGAGAGATGTGCAGAGGAGGGCATAGAGATATGAACTCAGACATGAATGTGTTCAAGGCCAAGGAGGCGGTGGACAGGCGCAAGAAGGTCAGCAACTTCCACTTCAACGAGGGCGAGTGGATCGCCAAGCATTGGAGGGACGGCTACGTGACCAATGAAGAGGGTGCAATGATACGTGCATCAACCTTTTGGAACAACACCTACCACGAGGGGTGGTATATAGTTGACAATGAAACCATAAACACAGAAGAGATATGAAATACTATTCAATCAGAGTCGTCGAGGCGGACAGCTACGACGAGGCCGTACAGAAAGTACAGGACAACGAGTTCAACGAGTCAGACCCGATGTGCGACAGGGTCGTAGAGGTCGACCACCTAGACACACTTGAGATCATTGCTTCGTATCAGAACCTGAGGTCGGAATACGACTCACTCCGTGAAAAGTTCGAGCAGTATAAAAAGTATAATAGGGGGTGCAGGTCATGAACAACGGACTAACTATCGCCACGGGCATCATCATCACCACGCTGTGCGGGTATTGGGTATCGGAGTTGGCTAATGGCAGGGCCGAGTTACTGCTTGGCTTTGTCATGGTCTGCTTCGGGATCGTGTTCACCATCATCTCAATGCTAGAGGAGGAGGAGATATGATACGGATATATAGGGGCAGCAGGCTCAAGAAGGTCGTGGCCACCGAGGCAGAGGCCTTCGATTACCTGCTGTCTGCTCAGAACAAGAGCGTGTACTCAGCCATCACCACCTACGGGTGGAAGGTGGAGGTCGATGACGGTGGAAGTATAACTTTGTGGGACGAAAACAAACTACTAAAACTAATGACATGCTAAAGAAAAAAACCATGACCTTCTCTGTCGTTGAGAGGGTGGAAGAGGGCAAACGATTCGACGTGTTCTTTGTACAGGACAGCGAAGACAACGTGATCTACGACACGGTGTATGAGTCACACGAACTCGCTGACATTCAGGAGTATATCATGGACTACATGAGGGCGGAGTACCTGAACGAGCAGAGCGTCTATTTCATAGAGGACAGCGAGAACTACACGTACAGCACCACGGGATGGGACACAGATTTTTCTGACGAAAGTATCTCTTAATTTAAACTATTTACTTACATTTGCAGATATGAAACTATCAAAGACCGAGATCATTGAACAGAGGGTAGAACTGTTGGGTCACTACGGATCCGACGAGACTCACGCTCAGTCGGCATGGACATCGACTAGCCGAACCATAACAGAGGAGAAGAGGTTGCGAATACCTAGCCTGATCGACATGCTGATCAGGGAGGGGCACCACACCCCATTCGAGAAGTCCACGCTACACTTCTTGGTCACCTGCGACCAAGCTAGCCACATCCATCTGCTAAAGCACAGGATAGGGGTGAGCATCAACGCCGAGTCGGCAAGGTACAAGGAGCTGAAGGAGGACAGGCACTACATCCCTGAGGATTGGCCTGAGTTCCTAAAGGAGCAGCTAAAGGTGATGAGCGACGTGACCAACATGTGGTACCACGACTGCATCGAGAAGCTCACGCCAACCTTGGGCAGGAAGAGGGCGAAGGAGACAGCGAGGTTCTTCAAGCTGATGAACAGCCAAGTCACGATGGACGTGTCGTTCAACTTCAGGAGCTTCATGCACTTCCAAGGACTGCGAAACTCACCACATGCACAGGCGGAGATCAGGGACATCGCCAAGCAGATGCTTGAGTTGGTGGAAAACATAGAGGGTAAACCATTTAAACACACAATCAAATCATGGAAGACACACCAATCGACAGCTACTCCTACGGGAGGGGCTACGCTGACGCAATCAGCAGCACACACACGAGTCCCTTCGGGGGAATGACCGATATGGCCAAGGCCATCTACGAGGGCAACAAAGAGAAAGGGTTTTGGGATCAGCCACGGAATGTGGGCGAGATGCTGATGCTCGTGGTCACCGAACTCGGGGAGGCACTCGAGGCATTGAGGAAGGACAGGATGTCGCATCCAACGGTACACGTACCCGAGGGTCACGTCATCGACAAGGCCATGTTCGAGGAGTTCTACAAGGACACCTTCGAGGACGAGGTGGCCGACGCACTGATCCGCATACTTGACATGTGCGGTGGACTAGGGATCGACATCGAGTGGCATGTCTCCAACAAGGTGGCATACAACAAGCAGAGAGAAAAACTTCACGGTAAAAAATTCTAATCACATGGTAGACATTTCAAAATGCGAAGGGCACGACTGCCCAATGAAACACAACTGCTTTAGGTTCACATCCACACCTAGTAAGTGGCAGTCCTACATGGCAGAGATCCCGTACAAGGACGGAGAGTGCGACTCGTACTACCCCGCCATCAGGAAGGGAGAGGTGGTCAGGTCGATCGACTATTGGGCGGTCAGGTATATGGAGGATGGCGAGAAGAAGTTCCTCCCGCTGCACCCCGACGATGTCGAGGACATCCTAGAACTCGAGAAGAACTTCGACAACATCGAGGCGAGGATCAACGAGGCCAACCCCCGCTACTTCTTTGTCAAGTATAACAGGAAGATGGATGGCGAGTCTATCTACGCAAAGCTGCTAGGAGAATGAAGGCCACACTCGAGTTCAACCTAGACGACTTCGACGATAGGATGTCCCACTTCAGGTGCGTCATGGGGATCAACATGGCCTTAGCACTTTGGAACATCGAGATGAAGCTGATCGACAGGGTGATCAGTCGCATCAAGACCGATACAATAAGCAAGGAAGATCTGTCGGAGATAATAAGGACGGAGCTCAACGACATGTTGAGCGAAAACGAAATCAACTTAGACCAACTAATCAACTAACAATGGAAGACAATCTAATCATTTCAAAGGACGGCACGGTTTGGATGGACGTGACCGAGAAGGCAAAGGAAGTGTATGCATCGGGCCTGTTCCAACTCTATCAGTTCGTAGAGGACGGGGACATGATGGTTCGCATACCCATAGAGCAACACTCCGACATCATCAAGACCCTTGAGCAGGGCATGATGGTGGTCATCAAGGTGGGCAAGAACCCAAAGCTTGGTCAGCACGACCTGATCACGGTAGAGAGTTGGTCTACCGCCGACAAGATTATGCACGACGGGTACATCTACGTCAGGTACAACGACCTCAGGTTCTGCAGGTAAAAGTTATTAACAATACAAAAGAATTAAACATTATTCACTACATTTGTAAACTCAAATTAAACAATGAAGGCAAAGCAAAAAGCATTCACCGAGTATGTCTCCCTGATAGCGGAGGCGTTCGGCATCGAGCAGGAGCACCTGTTCGCAAAGACAAAGTCTCGCACCTACAGTACGGCAAGGCACCTGCTGTACTACCTGTGCAGCAAGAGGCCCATGTCTGTCACCTCCATCGCCATGTACATGGGCGAGAACGGCTACGACACGGGGCACAGCAGCATCATCTACGGCATCAAGCAGGCCGAGATCAAGGTAAAGAACGACCGTGACTACCTGCGGACGGCACGTAAGATTGAGGACAGTGTAAACAAGTAGGGCATGGGCAAGAAACAGACAGCCGTTCAATGGCTTGAACAAGAAATTAAAAAGTTGCCTATGGTAAATGTAATTGATGTATTTACAAAAGCAAAAGAAATGGAGAAGGAGCAGATTGCTAAGGCGCACGGTGACAAGAAGAGGGTGACAGGTACGGTCGGCAACTATCTAGAAACCTATAGTGGAGAACAATACTACAACGACAATTACAAATAACAAACACACAAACAACATGGAAAACTATTTCAGTAAACTCGCATCGCTCCCTATCAAGGATAAGGTAGAGCGCAAAGGAAACCTTGACTACATCAGTTGGGCGAACGCTTGGTCTATGCTCAAGCAGATACACCCCGACGCACAGCGCATCGTGTATGAGTCAGAGCACACGGGACTCAACTACTTCACGGACGGCAAGACGTGCTACGTCAAGGTAGGAGTCATCGTGAACGGAATCGAGCACATCGACTACCTTCCCGTCATGGACTTCCGCAACAGCAGCGTCCACGTCGACAAGATCACCTCGACCGAGGTCAACAAGGCCATCCAACGCAGCACCGCAAAGGCGATCGCCATGCACGGACTCGGCCTGTCAATGTGGACAGGAGAGGACATCCCCGACACACCGACCGCTCATGCAAGTGAGCCCGAGCTAGTCAAGCTAGAGAAGGGAACGGAGGCATGGAAGAAGGTGTCCGACTACGTCAAGGCCAACAAGTCTACACCGATGATGACAATTATTCAGCAGCTCAGCCGCAAGTACACCATCAGCGCTGAGGTTCATAAGGAAATCGAGAAGCTCGCAAAGCCATGACGGACTACAAGGACATCATCGAGAAACTAAGGGACGACAACGAATACTATCGGGGATTGGGCAGGAAGTACCTGTCCAACTCCGACATAGACTCGCTGCTCAACAACCCCAAGTCCTTCGGCGTACCCAAGGAAGATAACAAAGGCTTCGCCGAGGGCAGGCTGTTCCATCAGCTACTCATCGAACCCGAGAAGGCGAAGGAGGTCATCTATGTGGACGCCTCTAGCAGGACAACCAAGGAGTACAAGTCGTTCTGCGAGCAGATGAACAGACCATTCGTCCTGCTGAAGAAGGAGGTGGAGGATGTCAAGGAACTAACCGAGACCATGAAGAGGAACATCACCTTCTTCGATGAGATCTACAGGGACGGAAACACCTACGAGACCCCCGGCATAGCCGAGATCCACGGCATGATGTGGAAGGGGAAGGCGGACATCATCACCAATGACAGCATCATCGACCTAAAGACCACGGGAGATATCCTGAAGTTCAAGTACTCGGCAAAGGCGTACAACTACGACAGCCAATGCTTTATCTATGAGTACCTCTTCAAGAAGCCTCTCGTGTTCTTCGTGATCGACAAGACCACTAGGCAGATGGGTATCTTCAAGCCGACAGATTCCTTCATTGAATCGGGTGAGGCCAAGGTTAGGAGAGCCATCGACGTCTACGGTAGGTACTTCGCCGAGGACAGGTGGGATGATATTAACAATCACTACATCGACGACATATTACTTTAACCAAATTAACTAACTTCGCTAGCATGAAAGCAGAACTATTCGAGCACCCCATCATCGAGGGCGGCTACATTATTCAAACCGAGAAGGGTACATTCGTTGTCACCCACGACTATGTCAAACATACGGTGATGGACACAGACAACCTGACCCCTATATCTTGGGATCTTGGTATTCAGGTGGTCATCTCTAATGCCTACGAGAACTCCGAAGGACTGATGACACCATACGAGATCGCCCTGCTGAGCCTGTTGGTTCAGGAGAAGATCGAGGACGGAGACTAAAAAGCACTCGCTGAGCTCAGGTGTGGGGGCAAGGCGGGGAAGAAAACAGACCACGCCGCAACTAAACAATCATCATTATGTCAGAAGAAAAAATCTTCGCAGACGGTTTCTCCTTCAAGAAGCAGGAGAACGCACCCGATTTCGTGATCGGGAGGGTAAGTGTAAAGGTCGACGAGGCCATCGCATTCCTTAAGAAGCACGAGAAGAACGGATGGGTAAACCTCAACGCCAAGTATGGGCGGAGCGGCAACCCCTACATGGAGCTCGACACCTACGAGCCCAAGCCCAAGCAGGAGGCGGCACCCGCACCCAAGGGCAAGAAGGCAGTGAAGGAAGAGCTTCCGTTCTAAGTATCAGCCGACTAGGTAGAGAAAGTTGGGGTTAACACCCCAACTTTTTTTATCCCAAGTCCATGTCGGAATGTCGGTTTTAGTTCCCCCTATACTCTCTATATATATATTCCTTTATTTATTATTTTTTTTATTCTATTTTAATAGAGTAAAATTGACATAATCGACATAAGTATTTACAATCAATCAGTTACACAAATTAAATCGTCATAAAATCGTCATGGAAACGACATTGTCGACATACAATGGTAAGGTCACCATCTTCAAGACCATCAAAGACACTGACACTCCGTTCTTTAGGAGCGTGGATATCATCCTTGAGAGGATCAGGGGTGGGTCTAACAAGGACTTGGTCAAGAAGATCAGGGCCGAGAAGCGCAAGCAGGAGCGCAACGAACTCAAGAAGCAGCTACCCGCCATCTGCTTCAGTGGCATGTTCAACAAGAGGACGGACGAGAACCTCGTCGAGCACTCAGGTTTGATATGCCTAGACTTCGACGGGTATACCAATCAGAAGGACCTTCTGCAGGAGAAGGAGGTGCTGAGCAAGAACAAGTACGTGTACAGCGTGTTCATCAGCCCTTCGGGCAATGGCCTCAAGGTGCTGATCAAGATCCCTGCGGATCCGTCCAACCACGTCAACTACTTCAACAGCCTAGAGAAGTACTTCAACAACCCGTACTTTGACAAGACCTCGAAGAACCTGAGCAGGGTATGCTACGAGTCCTACGACCCGCTGCTGTTCATCAACCCCGAGGCATTGGTTTGGGACACCATAGCCGAGCCCGAGTACACCGAGGTCAACAGGCACAGGGACAAGCCCACCATACCCATCACCGATGAGGAGAAGATCGTGGACATCCTGCTCAAGTGGTGGACCAAGAAGTACCCGATGACCGAGGGGCAGCGTAACCACAATTGCTACATCCTAGCCATGGCCTTCAACGACTTCGGGATCAACAAGCCGTTCGCCACCTACGTCCTGAACCAATACGCATCGGACGACTTCACCACAAAGGAGATCGCCACCACCATCAACTCGGCATACACCCACACCGACAAGTTCGGTACCAAGTACTACGAGGACGAGGACCGCATCAATCAGATCAGGGCTAAGCTAAACCGTGGTGTGTCAAAAAAAGAGATTCGCCTCCAACTACAGGAGTCCATGTTGGACGGCGATACGATCGACACTGTCATGTCCATGATCGAGGAGGAGAACGCCAAGCAAATCTTTTGGAGGAAGAGCGACAAGGGCGGGATCTACATCGAGCACATCATGTTCAAACAGTTTCTTGAGGACTCAGGATTCTACAAGTACTGCCCCGAGGGCAGCAAGAACTACGTGTTCGTGAAGGTGACCAACAACCTGATCGACCACGCTAGTGAGAAGGAGATCAAGGACTTCGTCCTAAACCACCTCATAGAGTTGGACGACATCAGCGTCTACAACTACTTCGCCGACAACACACGGTTCTTCAAGGAGGAGTTCCTGTCCATGCTGTCGACCATCAACATCTACTTCATCGAGGACACCAAGGATGCGGCCTACCTGTACTACAGGAACTGCGCCGTGAAGATCACCAAGGACGAGCTGATCACCATCGACTACCTCGACCTAGGCGGGTACGTTTGGAAGGACCACGTCATCGACAGGAACTTTATGCTGTGCCCCATTACGGACAGGTGCGACTACCGCAAGTTCATCCGAAACATCTGCGGCGATGACGACGAGAGGGTCGCATCCATGGAGAGCACCATTGGTTTCCTGCTGCACGGTTACAAGAACCTGTCGTTCTGCCCTGCCGTCATCCTCAACGACGAGGTCATCAGCGACAACCCCGAGGGAGGTACGGGCAAGGGCCTGTTCATGAACGCCCTGTCCAACATGAAGAAGCTCGTGGTCATCGACGGGAAGTCCTTTACCTTCGAGAGAAGCTTTGCCTATCAGTTGGTATCCGCAGACACACAGATCTTATGCTTCGACGACGTGAAGAAACACTTCGACTTCGAGAGGCTGTTCAGCGTGGTGACCGAGGGCCTGACGCTAGAGAAGAAGAACAAGGACGCCATCAAGATCCCGTTCAGCAAGTCGCCCAAGATCGCCATCACTACCAACTACGCCATCAAGGGCGCAGGCAATAGCTTCGCAAGGAGGAAATGGGAGCTCGAGCTGCATCAGTACTACAGCAAGGCATTCACCCCACTCGATGAGTTCGGTAAGCTGATGTTCGGGGATTGGTCGGAGGATGATTGGTGCGAGTTCGACAACTACATGGTAGGAAATCTGCAGCGATACTTAGAGACGGGCCTCGTCAAGAGTAAGTTTGTCAACCTGAATATCAGGCAGTTGAGTGCAGAGACCTGTCACGACTTCATCGAGTGGTGCGGACTGCTAAACCCTAGCGGGGAAAAAACTTGTCCGCTGACCCTTGGTAACAGGCTTTACAAGAACGATCTTTACTACGAATTTATCGGCGAGTATCCCGACTACGGACCCAAGTCCCGCATGACCATCAGCAGGACCAAGTTCTACAGGTGGCTGATCTCCTACTCTATGTTCAAGGTAGGTGCTATGCCCGAGGAGGGGAGGGATATGAACGGCAGATGGATCATTATCAAACCTAAAGAAACCACTGAATGAAAATGGAAACACATCAGGCCCTACACGTAGGAATGATTAACTCCTACAACGTCATCATCGGAAACGCAACATACGATGAGGTGCTTAACGCAAACATTGGTATTTTTGCCCACGATCCTAACGAGTACAACGCCGACGTGCTCAAGACACTCATCGCCTACTTTCAGGAGGTCGAGATGTACGAGCACTGCGCCGAGCTGATGAGACTGTACGAGCAGGACTACAACCCCGACGGCACACTCAAGGACGAGCTGTGCAATTGCGACATGCCACTCATTGAGAAGTATACGAGGAAGGTGATGTGCGGGTCCTGTGGAAAGAGGATCATCAGATGAGCGACATCATAGAGCGCGTCCCCAAGTACAGCGACTACGACATGTGGCAGCGGTGCGAGGCCCTATACAAGGTGCTGACCGCCACCAAGACCGTCAAGAAGGGCACAGGGAAGAACGCAAAGACATACCAAGAGAGGAAGTACAGGGAGGATAAGAGGACGGAGGAGAAGGTGCTCAACTCGTGCAAGTACTACAAGATGCTGCACGAGAAGTCTAAAGAGTTCGAGTTCGAGTTCAGGGACTATCAGCTCGACATCATAGACAGGGGTATCAAGATCCTTAACGATCACCGCTTCCTGTACCTAGCCATGGAGGTGAGGACGGGCAAGACCCTGACGAGCCTAGGGATAGCAGACGAGTTTGTTATTGACAACGTGCTGTTCATAACTAAGAAGAAGGCGATCGACTCCATCGTCAGCGACTACGAACTACTGAAGCCAAGCTATAAGCTGACGGCCATCAACTACGAGAGCCTCCACACTGTGGACCAATTCACTAAGTGGGACCTGATCATCGTCGACGAGGCCCACAGCATGGGCGCCTTCCCTAAACCAAGTGGCAGGGCGGTGGCCGTGCGTGACCTGATCAAGAAGCACAAGCCGATGGTGATACTCATGTCGGGGACGCCGACGCCTGAGTCGTACTCGCAGATGTACCATCAGGTCTATGGAATCCCCGGCAATCCCTTCGCCTCGTTTCCAAACTTCTACAGGTTCTGCGACAAGTACGTCAGGGTCAAGGAGAAGAAGATCAACGGCATGATGATCAGGGACTACTCGGGTGGACTTGATACTATCATCGAGGCCATGAGGCCGTACACTATCAACTACTCTCAGCAGCAGGCGGGGTTCTCTGTCAAGATCGAGGAGCATATCCTGAACGTCAGGATGAAGGACTCGACCTACGAGCTGATCGGCAAGCTCAAGCGTGACCTTGTGATCGAGGGCGCCGCAGAGACCATCTTGGCTGACACCCCCGTCAAGCTCATGATGAAGGTGCATCAGCTATGCTCGGGCACGATCAAGTTCGAGAGCGGCAACTCCATGGTACTCGACCTGAGCAAGGCCGAGTTCATCAGGGACAACTTCGCAGGGAAGAAGCTCGGCATCTTCTACAAGTTCAAGGAGGAGCTGACCGCACTCGAGCAGGTGCTTGGGGATAAGCTGACCACTGAGCTCAGCGAGTTCGAGACCACCGACAAGAGCATCGCACTGCAGATCGTTAGCGGGCGGGAGGGGATATCCCTGCGTCAGGCCGACTGCTTGGTCTACTACAACATCGACTTCAGTGCGACAAGCTATTGGCAGAGCAGGGACAGGATGACCACCAAGGACAGGACACATAATAATGTGTATTGGGTGTTCTCTGTTGGTGGAATAGAGCATGACATATACAAGGCTGTAACTAAAAAGAAAGACTACACGGTAGCACACTTCAAGGATGGCATACTTAAAGATTCAAAAAAAGATTAGCGTCAACACCTATAGCTGCGAGGTGCTGTTCATCGTGTCGGACAATATCGAGAAGGTGGAGCAGTACATCCACGCCAAGTATGACGGCGACGGACCCAAGGACGATGGTCCCGCCGAGGGGTATACCATCACCATAGGTCCGCACCTCTACGTGATGGTACTAGACTATAAGTTCTTGAGCAATAACCTCATAGGTCACGAGCTATACCATGTCACGCACAGGATCGCCAAGGACAGGGACATCGACGACGAGGAGACCATGGCTTGGCTGAACGGATATTTGCATGAGGCCTTCTATGACTTCATGAACTCCGCTAAATTTGTAGCATTCTCTGAGCGCATCCTCAAGAAGATGGAGGACTTTATCGAGAAGAAGGAAAGACAACAACCAAAAGAAGAAATCAAATATGAGTAATCAAGTAGACCACCCAAGCCACTACCAATCCGAAGATCCTACCTACGAGACCATCAACGTGATCGAGGCGTGGGGTCTAGACTTCTGCCTAGGCAATGTAATAAAGTACATCTCACGAGCAGGGAAGAAGGGCAGCACCGTCGAGGATTTAGAGAAGGCGGCTTGGTATCTTAGCAGAAAAATCATCCAACTCAAATCAAATGACACCAATCAAAGAGGCTATTCGTACTATCCAAGAAAGGATAGACGAGCAAAAGAA